AAAGATCCAGTTGTACCAGAAACTGTTCCTCCAGATACATTTGTTGCGGTAGTTGCTGTAGTCGCCCTTACAGCACCACCAGTACAAGAGTCTGACCTTGTTGCTGTAGTAGCGGTAGAAGCGGTAGAAGCGGTAGTCGCGGTAGCAGCGTTGCCAGTACAAGAACCTGAAGAGCCACTCACATTTCCCGTAACATTTCCCGTAACATTTCCCGTAACATTTCCAACAAAACTGGGAGCTGTTACGGTGCCTGCAACATTTAAATTTCCAGCTTCTCTTAACCGCATTTGTAAGTTCCAGTTTGGGCTTGTAAATGTGTAAAATCCAAGACCGTCAGCGGTTTGCTGGATTATACCGTAGTCAGATGTTGTTTGCGATTGCAACACAATAAACGGACCTTCGCTCACCATTTCAGATGCAACACCACTTATACTAATACTGTTTTTTAATGTGATACCACCATTTATTAAGGCGTTTCCGCCTACTTTTACATCCCCAACCATACTGTCAATGTCTGCCACTGGAGCAACAAGAGTTCCGGCAAATCTTCCTATTCCGGCGAAGAATGCTCCGCCTGTAAAAGACGTGGTGTCTCGAATTATTTTTGCGCCTTTCAGTACTGGAATTGTGGCAGAGTCGGCCGTAATGATACGGCTATCTGTAGAGTCGTATATTGCATCTTGTCCTGTGACGATGCCTCTAAACGTAATGTTACCATTAATAACTGGAATCACTGCTGAATCTGATGTAATAACACGATGGTCTGTAGAATCATAAACAGCGTCCTGACCAGTAATATAGCCCCTAAACGTAACATCGCCCCTCAGTACTGGCACTGTAGCAGAATCAGCAGTTAATCTTTTAGTTGTGACCTTTTCGGATGTTATCGTATCAGCATCAATAGTGTCAATGCTCATCTGAGTAAAACCACTGTCATCAATGTCTGAAAACCGAATAAATTCTTTTTCAATCGTATCAACAACGGCATCAGACCAATCAGAGCCACGAACAATATTACTATCAAGATTCTGATAAGTTAGCGTATCATTGGCCTGATAAATTTTATACGGTGAATATCCTTCAAGGGCAAATAAATAAACAGGTAACAACAGTATAAGTATTTTTGTTTTCATGATTGGCTTGAAACCTCCAGAGTGCCGTGAATCTTTATTTCGTGCATTGTAAATGTCGGATCGTTTGCCAATTGGCTTATTTTTAAATAGATCATTTTCCCTTTCATATTTCCACCGGGGAGTTTGATTTTATCGCAAACTGGAATAATACCGGGAAGCACAACAGGGAACAGTATCGGTTTACTGAATAATATTGGATTGGCATTTTTCTTGCTTACAGTGTCGGTATATTTTACGTCACGATCAAATATAGAAAACGATACCGATAATGTACCGTTCAGAAGCGCAAGCAAGTGAAGACTATCAAAAATTGTTATCCCAATAATATCTATAACAAACGCCTTTGTAACTACATAGCATTCTTTGTCTGTTAATGCAGTAAGATATGCTCCAGTTTCAGAGTAAACGTATTTATCAGCAACGTCATTAGTTACTTCTTTGAGTATCTGAGCGCCTGCACCTGACCTGTTTTGTGCCATGTATAAAGTCCCATCATTTGAGACTGCCATGTAATTGCATCCACCTGAGAATGTTTCCCATGCAGTTTTATACACAAGTTCACTTTCAAGGTATAGCGAATCAAGGTTTAAAATCAATCTTGTTGTGTTGTTTATAGATGATTTCAATGTGTCGCGGTAAGATATCTGAAGTTCAGTCCGCTTCCCTATTCTCGAATAAATTTTAAGGCAAGGATAATAATTTGTTGCCATTCCTGAGATAAGCCTGTCGATATCTTGTTTAATGTTTTTGCTTAAATCCATACTCCAGTTTGTGCCATCAAAATAACGAACACCGTCATTTGTGACACCCCAACAAACACCCTTGTATACTTCGTGTAATCTTTGAGATACAAAATGCAGGCTACCAGCTATTTTAGGAGCTTTTGAGGCAACGTCGCCATCAAGGATTTTATACAATCCACCGACTGTATTTACATACAATGTTTCATTTACCTCAAAGCACGAAATAATGTCATGACCGAATTCCCGGTAATTTTCCTGTGGGAATCTTTCAAGGTCGTACACTGTTCCTGATTTAATTGACCAGTAAAGTTTTTGACCCTTCCATCCAAGCATTCGACCGTCAAAGAAATTGATACTATCAAATGCCGGGATTGGATAATTAGAAACAGCCTCAACAGCCATATTGAGAAAAATGTTTTTTTGAGATGCATCATTTATTGTAAAAACGGTTGTTGTATTGTCATCATTCAAATAATAGTAATATGCCGTTGTTCCAGACGGTTCAATAATCCAAACTACCTTACAACTTACCTGCGGATCGGCACTGTTTGCACAGGTTACTTGAATTCCTTGTGTGCCTGATATGGTAACAGTCCCGACTGTTTGAGGGTAAGAATACAAAACTACTACACCGCTCACTTTTCGCGCATAAGATACGTAGACAATGTAATCTCCAGCATCAAGTGTTCCGGAACTGCCGGCAGCAATTGCAGAAGCGCCAGTAGGTGCAGCAATTCCAACTTTATAAGCTGTATCATTGCTCTCAATTTTTATTAGCTCATCGCCACAATTAAGAAAATACTTACCTTTAAAATTTTCTCCGTATGCTTCGGTGCCAGCAGCAAGAGAGTACTTTTCTGTAAGTGCTCCACCTGCAACAGCAACAAGATTTAATTTGCTATTACTTACAGCGTAAAGAGATTCTGCCCCGGTAGATTTTTTGTAAAAGTCCAACATTCTGCAATACGTTGGTAATGCAGGTTCGGTATCGATCCCAAGTAGTCCGGGTGCTCTCCTGTACCCGCGCTGGTCCAGAATAGCATTGTAGCAATCAAAGACCTCATTGTCAGCAATAGCGTTATGGAGACGAGCATTATTTTTGCCACCGCTCATATCGCTTATATCGATTACTTTATCTTTTGAACCGTGTGCCATTATCTCACCAATATTGAACTATTCTGATAAGGTGAATGATATCTTATTGATCCCGATCCATCTAAAGCGTGTCCACCAATTTTTACAGGTGTTCCGTATTTATTATGAATATTTAAATCCATTTTCTGATTCATGTGCTGACTATTCCTTATAAAGTTAGCCATCACGCGCTCGAATTCAGCAAGTGCATTGTCTACCCTGTCTCCAGTAAGTCCCTTGTCTGCAATGTGTAGTTTGTGTGCAGCTCTTAGCAATAGCTCGGATGGATAAAACAAGAATTGATCTTCTGCTGTTATATTCGGAAGATCGTAAGTGTATTTTAAAGACAGCGGCCCCACAATGGAGGCCGCGGATGGCAATTGAATGTACCATACATGCCCGGCGGATGCCGTAAAATCATCAAACAATTCGTAACGTTCTTCGACAGCAGGAGCATCTGGGTAATAATCCACGTACTGCCCGCCGTCGCCGTTATTTACATAAATTCGAAGAATAGTATTAAGATCCGTTGGAAGTGAGCAAATGCGATCTGCACCAATAGTTAATGTAACAACCTTCTTTAGAAAATCCCACGGTCGATACATACTAATCCATGCCTGAGCACGATTAGCCATATCAAGAGCAAGATTTGTAATGTTGTTCCCGTAATCCGAGTACACAAGAACGTCTTTGATCCTGTTTATCAGTGTAGCCGCATTGTCGTTCCATATACTCATTACTTTTTACTTCCTTCAAGCTTTGCAATTTTGTCTTTGAGTTCATCAATCGTTGAAAGTAAGGACTCCTCACGATTAGCAAACTTTTCTGCAGCTTTGAATACGCCATGGTCTTTAGCCTGCAGGTACTGTATCGAATTGTGTACAGGGCTTGACCTGTCATTTGCTTCAGAAGTAAGTTTTTTCAACAGGTCTTCATAGTACAGCTCATCACCCTTCAACGAAAAAACACATTCAAACTTTACAGTTTTCCCGTGTTCCCCCTTGGATGCAAATGCGTCCGGGATTAAACTGAACTGAAATTGAGCCCTTTTTCTCCGCTTGACCTTTCCTTCTTCATTGTCCTCAAACAGCGGCTTTCTCTGCTTGTTACCGTCGAGGACAAATTTTCCATCGTCACCGACTTCAAAGGCAGGAAGAGAGAAACCGTAGCTCTTTTGAAAACAATAAAAATTTACTGTTTTTCCTTCATCTTTCCCGGTAATGAGCTTTTCGATAGTTTTTTCTTTAGACATAGTTTTTCCTTTCAGGTTATTTACTTCCAATTTTAAAGTACCTTGCCCGATCAATAGCAAGATTGTTCAAGATTACGTGCCCGCCATTATCAGTAGCGGCAAGAGCGGTTATTGTAAAATATGTCCCGGTACACTTTCTGTTAATTGGCAGTTCAATCACGCTTCCAGTTGATACCGTGACCGTATCAGATGAATAATACCTTCCAATGTGTGTTTTTGAGGAATTATAAACATCAACACGATACAAAAACTTAACACTGTCCGAACCACCGCCTGTGATAACTCCATTTCTTACTAAATAGATCCATCCAGGTTCAAACGTTTTCATTGACCACAATGTCGAACTGTCCGCAGCTGCACGGAGTGTGTCATGCATACCAGAAATAGGAGTTACTGCCGAATATGGGCGGATGTCAATATTAGCACCAGATGCTGGTGAAAACTGCGTACCTGCAAACAAGCAGGACGAAAGCACTGTAATAGCAAACGAAAACAAAATAAATTTTTTCATTGTAAAACCTTTCAAATAAAATTGAATAAATGGTGGTATTGCTACCACCGTTTTTTTAATTATTCAGAAACCCAGTTGCGGATACGGATCAAATTCGCACCACCGGACCAGCTCTTTAGACCCATTGTTCCCTGAATTTCATCAGCCTTGCTCATTGCCGAGCTTGGCTGAATATTCGGAACAATTTTCAGATCGTGATTCTTTTTATACACAAGAGACAGATCTGACGGCGGGACAAGGTATACTTCATTTGCAAGAGTACCTTTATTGAAAAGGTCATGTTTCTGGATTTTTACATTGTAAGATCCCATCTGGAAACGCTTAATACGTACTCCGTAGATGTCCTTTTCCCCGGAATCCTGCCACTGGAAGTTTTTCGATGCCTGCGCCTGGATCCAGTTGTACTTCTTTGTTCCGCAGAACATTACAAGCTCTTCATCGGGATGCACTGTATCGGGAATCTGGTTCGCAGCTTCTGTCTGAAGTCTGTACCAGTCAACCGTACCAGAAAGATCAATGTTGCCCTGAGCAAAAGCACGGATACCTTTTGTGGAATACATCACGTACGAAACTCCACCGATTTCAACAGTTGTAGTTGTGCTGGTTGCCTGTTTTGAATTCCATAGATAGTTTTCCATGTTCATCATAGCGAAATACAGGCGATCTTTTGTGTACCGTTCACGGAGTGCTTCACCGTACTGAGGAGAACTTTCGGTCGTCTCTGCGACTTCAACAGCATATCGGTAAATACCAACATAGTTGCTGTTGTTTGTCGGTTCGCTGGTCCGTGATACGTATGTCGAACTTCCTTCTTCCTGAGCATTGCTGCACATAAGAATGGTATCGCCAGCGGCGCAAGTCCATGTCCCGCCAACCGCAGTAACAGTCAGTGTAGTTGTACTGGTAAGTGTATTAACAATTCCCATTTCACCAGTTGTGAGGTTTGCAACTACATCACGAACCGCAAAGTTCGCATTTGAGGAAAGAACTGCTGTTCCGGTGTGTTCGCCATCATCACAAGATGTCCCCAGGCTTACCGCTTCATATGAAATAGTCGGAGGGAGCGAAGTCAACCACTCAAACATCATCTGATCGGTTGATTCTTTATCGATCAAACCCTTTCCATAGTTGGGATCTCCGGTCTTTTTGCTCACATCTGAAGTACGAATCATTGCACATGTGGGTGCAACTGCAACGTTCATCCGACGAATCCAGTCAGCCATAGATCTTTTCTGGGTTACCGTTGTCGCGCTTGTTACTACGACATTTTTATTTAAAGCCATAACAAAATCCTTTCAGTTATACCGAGGATAAACCGAGAAATTTTGAAAGCTCTGGCGGCATTCCGTCAACAGCTTCCGGCACATGGTTCATGCCTTGCGGTTTTTGAATGTTGTTTTTTTGCCTTGCTCGCTCTTCTTTAAGAGTTTCCTCTTTAACGCGAGCATTTGTATATTTTTGATTTTCCTGTGCCCATATGCAATATGCAGCATAAGCCAGGATTCTTAATCCTTGTTCATCAGATTGCATTATGTCAGCAGTTTTGTTGTAAGCATCAGCAACGTTTAGATCTCCTTTGCCCTTGTGAATGCAATCAGCCACAAATTCGAACAAGTCAGCTCCTGGGCCACGAATAAGTTTAGGGTTTCCTTTTTCGTCTAAAATAGTTTTCCCAGTACCATCCACAGCAGGTTTACCAATAAGTAACCAATCAAGTCCCTTTTCACCGCCAAAATCTTTGCTTACATTGAAACGAGCCTTCCGAATCGCTTGCTGCATTTCTTCCGTCTGCTTCTTTGTAGCTTCCTGTGTTTTCCCATCATTGACCATCTTTTGAATAAGCTCAATTTGCTTTTTATTCGCAAGGTTATTGATGTTGGCTTCGGTTTCCTGTAGCTCCTGACTTAGTGCTACAGCTTCAGGGTTGTCATCGGTCCATACTCCAGCTGCCTGCATAGCCTTTGCCGCTCTCTGAAGCGGTGCAAGAGCATATTTTGACAGATTGTCTTTATACTCCTGAACATGAGTAACAATATCGACTTCCTGTTGCTCTGCTGCTTTTTGCTGATTTGGCAATTGCCCCGGCTGTTGCGCATTTTCCGTTGCTGGTTGTGGCGCTTTCAATTGTGATTGGTATCCGGTTTTATTCTGCATCAAAGTTTTGAAGAACCCTGTACTTTTCACCGGATCAAACTTTCCGAATACTGGCCCCTCATCCTGCACAACCGGTTGAGGTTTACCGCTTTGACTATTTACGTTTGTTTTCGCATTGGCGTTTTGGCTTTTGCTAAGATATTCATCCAACTGTTCTTTGGTTGTGACATACTTTCCGTTGATCATAAGAGGATCATTAGTCTGTGAATCAATGTACCCTGCACCGTCATCATACCAATAACGTTCTGCAGATACACTTGTATCGCTTGATGTAGATCCTACTTGTTGACTACCAGAATCACTTCCGGTATCACCAGAATTATCAACTCCGGTTTCTGTCTCAATTACAGAAGTTTCGTCTGACATTTATTTTCTCCTTGAGTTATTATTTATAGTTAGTATCCACGTTTGAACTTTTTAAGCATTGGTGGCATATCTTCTTCGCCATTCTCAGAAGGCATTGCACCGGCATCAGTAGCATCTGATATCCCTCCGGCCATATCAGTAGTTTCATCTGCAGGCATTTCAGATTCTCCCTCTGTACCGAGTGCAGATTCAAGTTCTGCCAACCCACCCTTGATTCCTTCAATCATCTGTAGTATCTGTGTTTTGTCCAGCATGTTTTTTCCTTCTTTCAATTTTGATAAGTTCGTTTTTATGTGTCACTGTCGTTTCGCACTGCCCGGAATCCCTGGTTAACGATATTATAGAATCCCAAGTCAAAATCATTCCAGATTGATACTTGAACACATACATTACATTCGGATGTTTATTCGGAATTATTTTAAACTGCCCGTAAAGACCATTTTTTTGTATGTGTTTAATATCTCTTTCAACACAATCAGCACATCCGGCTTCTATCAATACGTTAGCAATCAGCAAATTAATGTCGTCTGGAAGAGCAACGCCGTTTTTAAAATTACTCATGCATTCATAAAAATCATATTTCCAACTATTCACTTTTTGCCACCTTTGATAGCTGGTATTTATTCGACATTTCTTCCATTGCCGAAGTAATAATTTCAATCATAGACAATTGGCCTCGATGGAGTTCAGCTTCACCTGATTTCATAAATTTTGATACAACCTCTGTTCTCATGTAGAATAGAAACCATTTGAACCACCGGTTTGTAATTATACTGTTTATTGCAAAGTAATAAGACTCAAGTTCTTCTTGTTTAGGTGGTAGTACAAACCCAACATCACAAGACAATCTTGTTTTTAGTTCGTCAACAATTTTCTGCTGTTCATTCAACAGCTTTAAATACTTACTTCTTCCCGTGACCCAATCAATAAAACTCATTATCCGTTAACTCCGGTTAGTGGTTGAGGTTGCTGTTGTTGCGAAGGTGGAGGCAATTGCTGTTGCCCTGCCGGCCCTATTGGTTGTTGCTGCATAGGCTGATCTGTGTAATAGTCGTCAACGTCGCTATACCATCCGTTTCCTGCCTTAATAACATCACGCACCATTTTTGGAACGTTAATTCCTTGAAATGACGGATCCCCAGTTCCGCGCCAATTAAGAAACTGAGTTAACAAATTCACTTTTTTTGTAAACTCTGCCACGTCGTTGATTTTTAATGTTGATTCGTGCAACATGCTGAATTCGCCCATTATTTGGTGCTTTTCCAGTATTACAGATTGCTTTTTGATAGGCATAATAAATCTATCGTCAAGCATTATCTCAAGTATATTAGCGCTTATTTTTCCCGTATGAAGTAAACCATAACTGAAATTGTTCATCATATCATATTGAAGGATTTCACCAATTGTAGCGGCCATTTGAGCGGCTCCGAGTGTACTATTGTTAAGCCCGCCCTGATTATACTTGTTTTGCAGATTTACAACTGGCGAGCTTTCCTGTACTGACTGATTAATTTCACGATTAACCCAATCAAGGTTATTCAGTGAAAAATCTCTTCTCTGGAACTGATACATGATTTTATCGAGTGGCACATTTTCAACATCGGTATAAACAAGCCCCCCCAACTGGTGCCTGTTATTCCAGTCTGCAGCATCAATAGACCCTCTTTTTGCGAGTATAAAGCTATCCAACTGTTTTGCAACGCTCTCAATTTCAGTCTGCATTAACCAGTTTTTAACATTCTGCTGCGGGATCACATCTTCAAGGTCAGTATTGCCCCACCATGTGTTAGTTCTGTTGATCAATGTTGCGGTAGAGATCGGACGTTCGTTATCATCAAGGCCAGATTCGTTGATGCGGATAATTTCACCATCGATAAATTCAGTGAAGTACTCTCCAGGATCATCTTCATTTCCAGCAAAGTTCAAATTGGTGAAAACACGTGATACCGTTACAGTTTCACGGCTGTAATCTGCAAGTTCTGAATCTTTCTCGTTTCCATGATAATTTTCGTCTACGTGACCCTTTTTGCACTGAGAAATTATTTTCTCAACATTTTCTTTGATATAATTTTCATCTTTTAGCAAAGTATACAGGGTAGATATACGCCAATTATCCTGAATCCCTTCATAGGTGCCCTTCGAGTAACAATTTTTATCGATATCACAAAAGTAGTTCAGAACGTGCACCGGGTATGTGACTGCGTTTTGTTTCCGTTGCTGCTGAAATTCGCGTGGATATTGGTTTAACCCATCAGGATTATATGTTGTTTTTCTTCCTGCACTGCGACCCGACTTTTCAACATACTGGGTAAACATTACATACGATCCATACCGTGATGCAGAATCTATTATCCACCTAAGACAATCTTTTCTAAAATCGGTACTCGCAAAATTTCTATTCACGAGTTGTGTTCTCATCATGGCGTTTTCTTCAGGAGTATCGCCAATCTGAGTAAAGGTAATCATCGGGTCATTTTCAAAGTATTTCCGGATAAACGCATTTAATTCTCGCCATCTTTTTCTAACAACAGGCATTGCAATTTCAGCAATAGAGCTTTCGCTTTGCGGAAATTTCATATCAATGATATCATCAATAAGTTTTACCCGGCTTTTGAGCGCCTTTGCCGGTTTTGAATCGAAGTAAGTATCCTTGCGGTCCTTAACATAGTTTCTAACAGCTTTAGGAAACTTCTGATAAAGGTATACTCCCCGATCCATCCCTTCAGGTGACTCAATCATCCGGCTACCATCCTTTTACGTTCAGCAATCACCTTTTCCTGCATTTCCCGTTCTTTTTCACCAGGAACATTATCCCCTCCATCATTTCGACCATACAAAAGAGCCGTAACTGTCAGTTGTTTCCCGGTGATTCTTTCAACCTTCTCAATTTTTGATCTGAACCTAGCATCATTGACGATTTTATTCATAAACTTCGCAGTATCAGCGTTTGAAATTCTCATCCCTGAAGTATCAAGAGCTTTCAGGTCAAATAATCCGTTTTTTCGGTTCATGAAATACCTACAGTCTGCCGCACAAATATTTTTCTGTATGGGCTTTCAGGTTTAGGCGTTTTTAAGGTGTTAGGAATTTTTTTTGTCAGTTTTGAAGATCGATAAGTATACATTCCAACAATTAAGTATCTTAACATGTCAGCTGCATCGTCTCCGTCCTGCTTTGCATAAATTTCAGTATTGTTTTCATCGGTAAGAACTGTTTTTACCTGCTCAATAGTTTTTTCATTGTATTTACTAAAAAATTTGAAAACAGATTTATTATTGCGCGGTTCAAACACGTCACGCATAATGTGACACCCGTCTACTTTTCGGTTGTTGGCAGGAATAAAGACCACGTATTTTGACGGTTCTCGCTCTTTGAAATACTTCATATAAATATCAATATCAGATATATAAACCTGGTCAGACATTTTCTTTTTAGTATCCATTGAAGGATCATAATAAATAACGTGTGGGAAAATCCCATGTGTATTTCTGTTAGAGGCTATCATATCCCAGATAGCGCCGGCGTGACCTTCAGTTGTGCCACCATTATTCAAATAAGAAGCTACAAGATGTATGTCATGGTCCTTGTCAGCATATCCTATCCCGAATGCTGTATCATGTGATATCCCATGATCCAGAGACCCAAATAATGCATATTGGCAGTCGTAGGGGAGTTCAAAAGAATCTTCTCTGTTATGTTCATCCAAATTATGAAAAAATTGACCTGAAAAAACATCCCAAGATCCTTCATACCACGCACTTCTAAGCGGTTCAGGAAGAGATTGAAGCATCTTGACATAATCCGGGTCTTTTTCCATGATAGCTGGATTATCTTGAACTCTCATTGGGATAAATATTCTGGAAAGCCCGTTTTTTGGATCGAAGTAGGTTTTATTTAGCGCAACATCGACAAATCTCTTTTTTACCCACTGATGACCGGGGCCACCAGGGTTTGTACTTGCCATTGACTGAGCCTTTAACCCGTCGATAGTGCTACGACAAGACATTAAAACCTTGAGATACATTTCCTCTTGAGGAATAAGAGTCAATTCTTCCCAGAGAATCTTTTGATATTCATGGCCGACGTAATCTTCCCAAGCGTTTGCATCATCCATGTGACCGCAAACACCTTCCCCACCTTTAGGAAACTTTATTTTGGGAGGATTTCCGGTAATTTCAATTGCATTGTTGAAGAAGTGTTTTAATCGAAACAAGAAGTCATCAAGATCTTTTCTATTTTTACGGATAATTAGAGCGCGATACTTCGAATGGTAGAAATATTCTGGTTCACCGAGCCACGCTTGAGCAAGCTCTGTTTTACCTCCACCGCGTGACCCTCCCGTCAGTACTTCACGTTCAGAGCGTTCAAGTACTGCGCTCTGTCTTGGAAATGGAGTCCACACTGATTCTTTTACTGCCATATTTCACTTTCCCACATCACTCAATCACTAATATACTCTCAAATGTGTTGTAACGCAACTATTACGCAACAGGTGCAACAGTTTATTGTGGGGTAATTCCACCAAGTCGAACATGCGCCGACAAAATTGACTTTCTTACCGTCTCCTCAAGTTTATCGTACCCATTAGCCTCAATTTCATACAAACTCATCTTTTCCGCTCCCGGTTAATTTTGTTAAAAAGCATTTGCAAAACAAAACCCATCCACATTACAAAACACATACAAGCAAAAACAATTGTTGCAGTCTCCAAGATTCCGCGCTTAATCGGCCTATCGACGTAAACCGTATCGTAGTGAACACTCTTGATGTATGTTGGAACAATCGTAGTGTCATGCAATACAACAATTCTCTCAGAACACAACACACGCCGCGCAGGAGCCTCTACAGCCACAGGAACACCCACAGGTATACTCTTGGTATCCTCAACAATAGATCCTGCCTCAAACGGCATTGCAATAAGAAATGGCGGCTGTTTCGATTGAATTTCTACTGGTGCGTCGGGGATTGAGACTGTTAGAACCGGTTTGGTACAACTTAGAAGCAAAACAACGAGCAAGTATCTCATCTATCTCTCCGGGTTCTTATATTGTGCGTTTTTAGGGTTGGGGGATTCAAACGTCATTCCCATATTTTGACCTCTATAAACATTATTATCTTGTAAAGCCAATTTAGATGTACCATGAATTTTTAGGAGGTGGGTACTACCATCAGCTAACATCCCTACTTCAGAAGGGGGGTGCCAGGGGGGTGTCAGGGTGTGTGTCGGGTCGATCATGGCATTGCACGTTTTTTCGTTTATCATTGCTCTTACTGTACTGCCCATAACCTCAACCCTCTATCTGTTTAATCCCGATCCGCGTCAATGTCACAATCAACCTCAAAAACAACCTAACTCGTTGATTTGTATCATAGTTTACATAAAGTTGATTATGCGACACGATTGTAACTCACTGATTATACACTATTTAGATTATCATTATTATTTGTTTCGATTGCTTTTGGATAAGTAGACACTTTTTGACCGTCGAGTACTTTTGCTGGCAGTGATATAGTGCGATGCACTGTTGTGTCGTTAACGTCCACCTGGAGCTTGTCACCATATGCCTTAGGCAACAGCTTTGATGCAAGCCACTTATAATCATCTATCTCAACCTTGTATGCTTGTACCAACGCATTGCAGCGTTTAGGATCCTCGCACGTCAACACAGCGTTGTGCATCTTTTCATGCAAGTCGTTGATTTTATTGATTAGGTTTTCGGCTTGCGCAGCTTTAGCACGCGCATATTTCTGTTCCGCTTGCTCGCCTGCAATCTTTTTGTACCGATAAAACGATTTATTGCTTATTGATAGAGATTTGCATATTTTATCGACTGAATCGGTTGAGTCGGCGATTATCTCGCAAATTTCATCAAACATCTCCTTAGTAATTGGTGTTTTAATATCGCTCATACTACCCTCTTACGCTTAATGTTATCCCGCAAACCTTTTCAAACTGTTCCCTTGTTATGTTTAGCATACACTGTCTCCTTTTCCCTACAATCTAAACCGATCCGTTTTAAAAATCAATAACAAAAACACGTAAATTTAACGCGTAAAATACTGCGTGTTTATGGGATCCAGGGAGTAACTTGACGATTGAGTGGATACGCAATTTAGCTGTTTGTCTACGCAAAAAAGGGCCCTATATTTATATAAATATATAGGGGCCCATTTTTCGACATAAACAAGACCCCGAAAATGTGAAATTGCTACTTAAATTGCTACTTAGATTGCTGCTTAGCTTACATTTATTGCATTTCACCCACGTTAAACCCGCAAAATGCAACGAGTAGCAATTTACGTTTGCATATATTGCTACTTATATTGCTGCTTAAATTACCATAGACTTTGCGACTTACAATATGTAGATATAACAAATCGCCACAAATCTTGCGACTTATGCCTGAGTACAGATTTGAGTACACTTTATGTAATATTTTGCGGGTTTTGTATTAATTATATTGCATTGTGCGGGATATTTGTGTATATTATAGATATGATGACAACAACAAAAAAACTAATCGGCGGACAAAAACTGAGAGAATTAGGATCAGATAGATACACAGATGATACAGACTATCTAATCCACGATGAAAGTGATGACCGACTTTTTATACACGAGACTGGCGTAGATATGATTAATTCCGCTGCGCATCCTTTTTACACAGCAGTTTGGATGCTCGATGCAGAGTCTGACGATGTATCACTCAGAGCGATGTTTGAGATGACAGTTTTTACATTTGTCCAGCATTGCGAAAATTTTCAGTTTGAAAAAGCGGACAAAAAAGAATATGATCTAAAGTTTTTAGTGCGCAAAATTGGGTTAGAAAATATCGACTATAGCATAGCAAAAAAATATATCTCTGCCGGAGGAATCACAGAGATAGAAAAAATAATAAAATCAGTAAAAATTTAATCAAATATCAATGTGATCAATAACGATCGCGGAAACAAATCAAACAAGGAGAACGAAAATGAGAACCGTTGGAACACTATCAAATTCCATAGCCGAATGCGAAACAGTAGCAATAGATTTGGATGAAACACATTTCGACCTGGATTTTTCCGGGCTTTTCAGCCAACCTGAAAACAAACTTATTTTGAAAAAACTCAACATGGCTCGCATTTCTGTGTCGTACATTACAATCAAATCAGGAGTGGGAAGCTAATCTCGACTGAGCGAGTATAAACATTGACTTTTAATGCGCTATGAGCTATATTTGTACTTGTAGCGTATTAAAAGGAGTTTCTATGAAAATCTGTTCTGTTGATGGGTGTACCAGAAAGCACCACGGTAAAGGATTGTGTAAGATGCATTACAAAAAAATAATACTTCCAGTGTTGTACAAAGAAAAATCTTGCAGTGTCGAAAACTGCAAAAGACCTATAGAGGCATCGACCGGTGGAAAATATTATTGTGCTATGCATATCACTCGATTAAGAAAAAGAGGAAAAACTGATGGTGTTGAAAGCGAAAGGTCTTTTTTATTTGGTGAAACATTGAAAAATATTTATGAAAATGAAACGCCACTTACATTTGAGTTAAACAGTAGAATGGTATGGGCAATAGTATCAAAAGCTTACTATGGCAACAAATGTTCCGTTTGTGGGTGGGACAAAGAAGAGTGCGATTGTCACCACAAGATACCATTTTCAAAGGGTGGGAAAAATACTATAGAGAACGCTATTGTTTTGTGCCCAAATTGCCATAGAGTAACTCATTCAAAAAGCAAAAAATGGCTATATGATTATGGAAATGAAAACTTGTTAAATGCAATAGAAAAGATAAAATCAAGATTTTAAGCTCAGAGCGTCCCGGTTTCGGCCGGGGGTAACAATTTTTAAACACTAAACGAAGGGATCGAAAATGTCAGTAGAAAAATTAACAGAAAACGCCCGCAGATTCGCAAATGCATGCATTAACACGAATTCAATCGATGAACTCAGGGATGCATTAAACCGAGTTCCAGACTATACAGATATGCGCGAATGGAATATATCTGAGGATGAATGGGAATCGGCAATCAAAACAGCTATTAGTGAAATGTCTAACTAAACCACAAACCAGCCGGGCTCGTCCCGGCAATTTCGGAGGGGGAGAATATGGCTTTAAAAACATCAGATCAAAAACGGATTAAAAAACCATCTGAATTCGAAATCAAAACACTAATAGATATGTGTGTTGAAAATGATTGCACCATGGAGACATTAATTGATGCGATACATAGTAATGTTTGCTCAGAGCCTATATCAGTGCAAGTGGAATTTTTGAAAACAGGTAGATTGCCTGGGGAGTATTAACCTAAACACACCCCGGAGCGATCCGGGGGTAACAATTTTTAAACAATCAAACGAAGGGGTCGAAAATGTCAGTAACAGTCAAAATCAGAGAAACAAACGAAATTAAGAGCTTGGGTATTGTAAGCGAAAATGGCGTAGACTGGACCGCAGATTTTATCGGTAATGCAGGCGGTTTTACGGATGATCCAGAAGGATTTGAGAGGACAGATGACGGAGAGGATTACTACGGCATAGCAACGCAGGCTTGGTTTGACTGGTGGAAAAAACATATCGCCAACTACGAAAAAATGGAAACCGAAATTGAAGATTTTAAAGAAGAGCTAAACGACGTAGATGACGCTGATTGCGACCGCGCCGAAGAAATTATTAGAGATTGTCAGTATGTGTACTCTTTAGTGGATGAGGAGCAAGGCCCAGGCGCGGTAATTGAAAAAATAAATGAATATCGCGACGAGTTAGGTATCAAACGTGATTGACACAACACAAGGCCGAAACCGGGATCGCTCCCGGTCTGCCCATCATGTGGGTACTGATGAGGCCAAACAATCAAACAAGGAGAATGAAAAATGGAAAACACAAAAGTAATCAAATTAATAGGACGCGCGCTTGGAACTGGAAAAGGTACGTCGTTGTCCGTATTAAACACCTTCTGCATCAAGGATCATAAAATAGTGTTCAATAACCTGGACACCATCGTGACGCTTACAACGAGTGAAGGAAGGACAGCTGTTATCGATTTCAAACAATTCGACAAAACAGGTGATATAGATGTATCGGAATCGAATATACCTGTTGAGGATTTCCCGGGCACCCCGCAAGGCGAAACGACCGGGAGCGTTGAACCAGGTATTATAAATGATACCGATTTATCGACCTATAAAATCGCAGTATCTAAAGATGAAACAAGCGCATGTTTGCAGGGTATATCTATCAGTAAAAACGGAATATGCGCAACCGACGGGCATATCGCGGTATATGATAAAGCAAAAACCGCGGACTGTGATATTATTCTTACGCCTGAAACGGTTACGGTTATAGAACTGCTAAAAAACAATGGTGAGGTGTTCGAAAAAGTGGATGTTATCGAAAATAAGTATATTCGCCTGGAATCGGTAAATAGTACGATTTTTTCAAAACTGATAGAAGGTACATACCCGGAATGGCATAAAATTATACCGAAAGCAATTTGCGGCAGTGAAGAAGTAGACGGAGAAATGCAATGGGTAGAACGTCCATTGCACAAAACAGTGGTATCGTATCAGGACGTTCAAAACATTAAAAACAGTCTGCAAAAAATACTCCCCTTCGTGTTCCCCGGCGAAAACCGCATTAAAAACTACGCAATAGTAATTCATCGAGATTACTTGTACGCAAAAAACACCGCTTCTGGAAAGAACGTTAAAATTAAAATGCCTTGTATCATGTTTGAACAGGCGATGTCTTTCAATTGCAGGCTACTCATTGAAATATTGAGAAATATTAAAAGTGAATGCGAAATAAAATACAGTACTATGATCGGTGCTGTAATGTTCAATGATAACTTTTTACTTATGCCTTTGGTTATTAAAAGAGATGACTGCGATTTAAAATGCGAAACGGACAATGAGGTCGAACAGTCCTTTTTGAACGTGCCGTTTGTAGAAATGACCGTCGATGTATCGGATATTAAAATCGCCGCTGTTAAAAAACCGGGAGCAAAAAGCGCATACTATTTGTTTTCTCTTCAATCGCTGTTTGGCATAACTACTGATAAAAACATGCCCGGCATTGTGAAACAATTATCCGAAAACGAATACAAAACGTTGGTAAAATTGGGGGTGAATATGGTCACTGAAATGGAAACGGCGGATGACTTAATATGAACCAATAAAAAGAGTCGGGTTATATTGGGGTAACTCGACTCTTAAACGATACACCGCAACCACAACGAAAGTAAATACTGTAATTCAAAAATAATTTTTTTAACTTTTCGAAAGGCTAGCGTTATTATGATTAAAGGTTACAAAGGGTTTGACAAAGATTTAAAATGCCGTGACTATCAATATGAAATTGGTAAAGAACACGCCCACGAAGGGGGAACTGAATTGTGCAAAAACGGTTTTCATTTCTGTGAATTACCTCATGATATTTTTAGATATTATTCGCCTGGCGAAAATCATCGTTTTGCAGAAGTAGAGGCGGATGAAGTTTCCGACGAAAAAGATGATGACAGTAAAAGAGTGGCTAAAAAACTGAATATAAAAGCCGAAATTTCTGTTTTTCATATTTGCAAAATTGCCGTTTCAACTTTTTTTGAGAAATTTGATTTTGTCAATAAATTAAAAGACGTTGGTACAAATAATGCCGGGGACTATGGTGCAGCGAATGCCGGTAACTGTGGCGCAGCGA